ATTCCAGAGGGGAGATTCATTACCTTTTAAAGGGCATTTGATTTCTAATATAGATTTACCTGTCATTACTTCTCTTCCGTCTAACGATGCCATTAATGGCAATCCTTTTATTTCATTTGTTATACATTCAGGCTCATATAACTTATTAAACTGATGTTGAAAAGCTTCTCTAGCCTCTTGCTCATAGTGATTACCATGTTGCATAGCAAAATTAATCTTTATTTTTAAATCACCTTGTTTAAGTTGATATAGCTCATATCTATTCTTAGGATTCCATGGGGATAACTCACAAGCTGATGCTGCTTCACTAGCCGTACCATATTCTTTCCTAATCTTTAACCATTCTTCACTACCTTGTGGTAGCTGTTCTTCTGTATATGTATGTTTCATTTTAACTCCTGTTTATATTATATGGATAGGGCGATAACACGATCCTATCATTAAGCAAATCAAAAGAAGTTTCTCTTTCATATGCTTCTTCTTCATTGTACTCACTGTTGTCTATGAATTGTTCTAGATGAACTAACTCATGATTAAGAGTGTAACAAAATTCTCTGTGTATAGCAGCTAGTGCTAACTCATCAAAGTATAAATCATCTTGTCCACCATTTACTACAAAAGATATCTCGATGGGGAAGTCTAAATCCTCTCCATCACACCATCCAGCTAAAAAAATTTCTCCCGGCTGTACTGTCTTATCTTCTCTTATATTTATTTCTATTCTATCATCTTGCAATACACCCCTGTAGTGTCTTGCTATTTCTTCCGCTATCATTGTATCTCCTAATGAATATCTAACCAGTTCTTTCCTATCTTACTGGAACCATCCATTCTACATTTGAATCCCAATAACTCGCCTGCTTCTGTGGCAGACTTCTCTAAAATTATAGCTAGTTTTTCTGCATGTAGGGGATTACATTCAAAGTTTTGTTCGTCATGCATTACAGTTAGCAGCTTACAATCAATCTTTTCTTCTTTAATATGCTTATCTGATAACACCATCCAATTCTTAGTCAGGATAGCTTCATTACCTTGTAATAGGTAGTTGAGTACTTTATGTTTACTATTTACTAATATCTTTCTACCGTCTTGGGCTATGATATGTCTATTTCTACTACGACTAAATTGATTTTCTAATTTATCTTTCAAGTTACCTAAAGCAGGTAATCCTCTAAGGAACATAGCCTTAATATCTTTAGCTTCACTAGTACTAATGTTTAAATCATGAGCAGTTTTCTGGTCTCCAGCTCCGAATAAGAACCCATATATAAATTTCTTAGCTAAGTTTCTATTAGCTATCCCTGCTATACGTGCATTAACTGAATGTATATCAGTATTATTAGATTCTTTTCCTTCAACTACAACCTTATTATACTCTGGATCACCCATAGCTGCTGCGAGCAGCCGTAATTGGGCTGAGGCTAAGTCACACCCTACTAGTACTTTATCTGGTGGTGCTATGAATAATCTTCTTAGCTCCTTACCAAACACTGCATTAACAGAAGGCACATTAACTAGATTACGATGACGCATTCTGCCTGTTGCAGCGCCTAATGTCATTGGTATACACTCTAATCTATTATCAGGTCTTACAGTGTTTAACCATCCTGTCTTTCCTTTAACAGACTTAAGAGAATTTCTCCTATGACTATAGACCATATGTAATGCAAGGTCTTTTCCTATATCTCCTTCAATAGAACCAAAGCTATCTTCAGTTAACTTAGGCGAAGTCCTTATTACTTTACCGTCTTCTACTTTACTATTCCAAGTAGTAGGCTTCCACCCTTGTTTAAGTAGAAAGTCTTTTATAAGAGCGTGTTGTGTCATTGTTGGTTTAATAAATGTTACACGAGAATACTCGCCACCTAGTTTACCTTCCTTATTCATATAACCGAAGTCATAGCCTTCCCAATACTTCTTTAAATGAGCATGTAGCTCTCCCTTCTTTGTGTACTTAGGGGTTATTACCTTACCTATTGGATCCAAACGTTTTAATGACATAGGTAATAATGGTTCTATCTTATTAGCTAACTTAGATAGTTCATCATTAAGATATTCTAAATGTTTATTAGCTAAATCTATATCCATTAACCACCCATTCTTAACCTGTTCAGCACTAATCCTAGCTACTTCAAACTCGGTATGAACGACATTAGCGGGTATCTTAGACACTTGATACTCTTGTCTAAGTCTTACATAGACTCTCTTATTTATCTCAACATCTTGTTGACAACGATGTAACATTCCTTTCTCAAAGAACTCCCATTGTTCTTGACGTGGTTTAGGTATACCAAACCTCTCTCCCCATTGGGCTAGCCCATGACCTCCTCTATCAAAATTAAGTAATTGGGATAGAAGTAGGGTATCTAAAATCTTTCCCTCATACTTCCACCCTTTTACTTTTTCTAGTAAAGGAAAATCATAAGCACAAATGTTATGTCCTATAAGCATATCTGCTTTAGACATTATATTTAGTGCCTCATCAATAGAATGATATTCGTCTAACTCATCTGTAAAAGTTTTTGTTATACTCTTTTCTAAGCTATATAAGGTTATACACCATATTTTATCTGCTTGATTAAGCAATCCATTTGCTTCTACATCGAATACATATTTCATATATCCTCCTTATTATTATATTTCCTCCTCAATAGTAAATTCACTAGCCCTTGCTTTGTTATTAACAAGTCTTCCTGAAGCCTCATCATAACTAGCAGTACCAGCATAACCTGTTCTACCAGTGAATCTATTCTTAAGTACACTAATCCTAACTTGATTTCTCTCATCTTCTGTTTCAGCATACTTGTTTCTAGAGAAGGCAAGAATCTGAAAGGCTATCTGCTTGAGTGAGCCAGAACCTTTAAGACTATCTTCCGTGACATCAGCACCTTCCTCATAAGAGATAGAGCCTACGCCTGTCTTTCTTAAGTGAGATACTACACCAACCCATATATCAAACTTCTTACATAATTTAAGTAAGTCTGACATGGCTCGATCCATACCTCTATTAATATCACCATCAACTTCACTAACAGCTATGGTAATATGGTCTAGATAAATAAACTTACAACCAGTCGCAGCAAGGTATTCTATCTTATCCATCAGACTATTATCTGATAAGGAACCTTGATGGTCTAATAAAGTAAATCTACCTTTACCTGCTACTTCATTCCAAGCGTCTTTACCTTCTTTACCTTTCCTATCGAAGGGGGTATCTGGAAGGTTAATCCGTTTGTTTAGGTGTAGTCCAATAATCCCATCTAAAGTTTCTTTAACAGATTCTTCTAGAGATACTATACCTACTTGGAATTGAGTAGTTGTTAGCAGATGATAAATATCTTCTTTAATGAAGCTTGATTTACCAGTGCCTGTGCCAGCAGTAAATATAGTCAGTTCACCTGTTCTACGCCCATAAGTGAGCGCATTTACATCACAAAAGCATGAGGGGTATGACACGCTATCTTCTCGCATGTCTTTACTGAACTCATCCCATGTGGATGCACTGTTAATAATGCCTGCAGGACTATACTCCTTGGCTCTCCATACAGCATCATCTAATTCTCGTAGATGACTGCTAGTTAAATAGTCTGATGCGTCCTTACCATACCTCCCAAGCTCTGCTATCTTAGCCTTGCCTGTTCTAACTAACTTGGCACAGTCAGAGGCAGCGTTCTTGCCCACCTCATCAGCATCAAACATGAAGATGATTTCCTCAAAGGAGTTGATCCAATCTAAGTTGGCAGCTATTTGTTTCTTAGCGCCACCTACTCCATTGGTTATTGAGACTACGGGGTATTCGTTATTCTTATTTGCGTACATCTGTTGGACAGACATAGCGTCTAACTCACCCTCGGTAATGATTAACTTCTTCGCACCCTGTTGAAAGAGGGATTGACCGAATAGTTGAACATCATTCTTTGTATCACCTATTGCTATGAACTTCTTAGTAGAGACTTCTCGTCTTGAATAGCCTATTACTACACCAGCTCTAGTGGTAGGGTAATAATGATATTGAATAGTACTACCATCTTCTTCACTATAACCTACTTTAACACCATATTTATCAGCAACATTTTTAGTA